GAATTTCTAAAACAAATGATTTCAAAAAATTACTGGTGTAATTTACCCTTGACAATCTCATCACAATGCAAAAGCTCTTTAGATGGGCGAAGCTGGTTGTAATCATAACAAAGATCCTTTGCCCGATCCCGATCATCTGATAGCTCTTTAGCATCATTCGCATCATGAAGCATTTGCTCAGCATTTTTTCCTTTTCTGTTATTCTGGCTCACCCTCATCTCCGAAAGTCCGGATTTGTGGGACTTATCATACCATAACGCAAAAGCGTTTGCTACTGAAATTACCGACAGGGATATCTGCATATTAGCAGAAAAAGTGACCGCGCAGGGAATGGTGCTCAGCGACCCCGGAAAACGGCAAATAAACCATTTTGACAAGCGGCCGTCCGGCGTTTCGGCAGCACGCAAAGCACGCCGATGGTAGTGATACCACCCCCACCTCGCACGTTCAGAAAGTACTGCGCACAGAGTGAAAAAACAGCAACATCACCAAGTTGCAAACAGATTACGCAGCCCAGCGGGGCTGCGGTGCCTCGGAACAGCGACGCGCATAAGCGCATCGCTGTTCCGAAGGCTCTCTGCGTTCTTCTTGAGTACACCCGGCCAAGACCCAAAAGCGGCAAAATTTGCCGTTCTAAACCCCGGCCACGCAGAGTTTTCAAAACGCGTGGAACGCTCCGAGGGTAGTGATACCACCCCCACCCAAAACACCCCGTGTTTCGGCGTGTAAGCCCTTGTGCGCGATCTTTCTCTGAAAACCGAGTGTGTACCCGCTTTCGGGAGTGAAAGCGAACGTGGGGCGTTTGTGCCGGAGGTGTTGAAGACCGTGTGGACAATGTGCTGGAAACGTTGGTATGATTGCGTTTCCTGCGCTTTTCACGGCTTTTTCGAGGACGAAAAAGAAAGCAGGAGAAAGGCATTGGCGCTTTTCGCGCCAATGCCTATTCACAGCAGCCCGCAGTGCGAGCTGCCGCAAGGATTTGCGGGTTTTGGAAATTGACGCTTTTTTCGAGGTTCCCGGAACTGTTTGACGCTAAATTTGAGAAAAGTCGCCGCAAAGCCCCGTGTCACAACGGTTTGCGGCGGCGCTTTGATAGAAAATCGGTACGCTTTATACCGTTGTAGTCGGCGGAAGTCTCCGTAGCAGCTCAAATCTTGCTACGCCATAAACAAAGATAAGCGGCGGTTGAGAATTGATAACTTTCTGATAATAGTGTGGCTTCCCCATAGCTTTTCTCTGCCTTTTACGGTATTGTGTACCGTTACAAAGGAGGTCGATACCATGCCAAAAAGACGAGCAAACGGCGAGGGCAACATCCGAAAGCGCAAGGATGGACGATGGGAGGGCCGCTACACAGTCGGTCACGATCCGGAAACTGGCAAGTCCATCATCAAAAATGTTCTCGGCAAGACGCAAGCAGAAGTGAAAGAGAAACTGAAAAAGGCTATTGAGGAAAACGTCGGCATCGACTACGGACGGGCCAAGACCTACACGGTGGGGAGTTGGCTGGAAGTGTGGATGGAAAACTACGCAAAAATCAAGCTGCGCCCATCGACCTTCAAAACCTCGCAAGGCTTTCTGAAAAACCACATCAAGCCGCAAATTGGCAGCATCCCGCTGGCAGACCTAACCTCTCTGGACTTGCAGCGGTTCTACAAGCACCTGTTGGACGGTGGCCGGGTAGACCGCATTGAGGCCAAGAAAAAGCCGAAAGGTCTGGCTCCCAAAACGGTGCGCAACATCCACCAGATGATCGGCTCGGCGTACAACCTCGCCATGGAGCAGAAATTGGTAACCCGCAATCCGACGAAGGGCTGCGCCTTGCCGAAGGTGGAGCACAAGGAGATGAAAACGCTGACCGCCGACCAACTCAGCGCCTTCTTCCGAGAAGCCAGGGACAGTGGTGTGTACGAACTCTACTACCTCGACCTTGCCACCGGACTTCGGCGGGGCGAACTGCTGGGGCTGAAATGGACGGACATCGACCTCGACCGTGGTGTGCTGAAAATCCAACGGGCCATCTCGCGGCAGAACGGCAAGGTAGTGGAAGCATCACTGAAAACGAAAAACGCCTACCGCACGCTGCCCCTGTCGGCAGACGCGATAAGCGTATTGAAAGTGCAGAAATGCAAAGTTGGGGACAGTGAATGGGTGTTCCCGTCCCCCACCGGAGGCCCCATGTCCCCGGATAGCGTGTTGCATATGCTCCAGCGGGTGCTGAAACGCGCGGGACTGCCCCGCATCCGCTTTCACGACCTCCGACACACCTTCGCGACCATGGCCCTGCAAAACGGCGTGGACGTGAAAACCGTGTCCTCCATGCTGGGTCACTATTCGGCGGGCTTCACGCTGGACACCTACGCCCACGTCACCACCGACGCCCAACTCAAAGCCGCCCAGACGATGGGGAATATCCTCTCCCGTGCCGTCTGATGCTTTCCGCTCCTCGCTCCCGTTGGGGTCAGCGGTTGGGTCAGAAAAAAGCAGCGGGAGAAAACAACAACTTATGCAGACAAAAAGACCCGAAACCGTTACGGTTTCGGGTCTTTTTGGCACACTCAGACTCCCCAAAATCGAACCCTGTCGCTTCTTCGGTGGCGGGGTTCTTTTCTACCCGGAAAGTCTTGGTTTTGCAAGAGGTTAGGTTATATGCGGTTGTGATTTTATACCCGTCAGGTTCGTCCCACACTGTAACGGAGTTGACGAGCAAATCAATGAGCCGCCTGCGGAAATCTTCGTCTTCGATATTCCCGTATTTGAACTGGCTCAACCAGAATACGATTTGGTCACGGTCAATTCGATAGACGAATTTTTCCTCAGCTTTGATTTCTTTGTTGAGGGTTTTCTTCTCATGTTCGAGCTGGACGAGTCGGTTCATCAATGTTTCGGAAGCAATACCCTTTTCAATGGCAGCGGTGATATTTGTGATTGACTTTTCGACCTCCGATAACTGAGCGGTCAACTGCGGAATGTGCGTGTCGTTTATTAAATCCTGTTCGCTCTGTTGGATTGCCATGTCTGCAATTTCATCAATGAGCTGATCGGTCAAAAGGTTAAGAGCGTCACGAGCTACTATTTCTTCGATATAATCTTTTTTCAAAGGCCGCTTGTCACACCCAAGTCTTCTCTTTTTCGTGTAGCAGGAATAGTAGTGGTAGACCTTGCCGTGTCTACCGGCTCCGCTTTCACCGTTCATAGAAGCCCCACAATGACCGCAGAACAGCTTTCCAGACAAGAGGTAATCTACCTTAGCCTTGCCCCTTGCGGGGGCTGTGGCGGTCTTAGAAAGCCGCCGTTGCACCGTTTCAAACAGCTCCTTATCAATAATAGCTGGAATACCATTTTCGATGACAATATCCTTGTAGGTATAAGTGCCAATGTAGCGAGTATTACGGAACATGGCCTTAAAGCTGCTGCGATTGAACTCCGTGTTTTTGGCGGTCTTATATCCGGCGGAGTTAAACTTTCTGCAAATATCAGCTACGCTTTCGCCGTTGGCGTAAAGAGAGAACGCTTCTTGGACGATGTGGGCAGTGTCAGGGTTAACAACCAACTTATGATTTTCCACTTTGTATCCGAGAGGGATATGACCGCCTACACTGTGGCACTTCAAGGCAGATTCACGCATACCTCTCGTGACCTTCTGTGACAGCTCGGCAGAGAAAAACTCAGCCATACCTTCTAACACAGACTCCAAGATGATACTCTCAGGGCTGTCGGTAAGGTGTTCTGTGGCGGAGAGGACTTTCACGCCGTTCTTCCGCAGGCGCATTTTCATAATTGCGCTATCGTTGCGGTTACGAGCAAAACGGTCGAGCTTCCAGACGATGACATATTCCCAATTCTGCTTTGCGCTATCCGCAACCATTTCCATGAGGTGAACCCGCTTTTCCACATCTTTGTGAGCGGTCGTTGCCCGATCAACATAGATTGCTACAATGCGGTAGTGGTTCGCTTTACAGAAGGTACGGCAGTCACGAAGCTGTCCTTCAATGGATTGGTCACTTTGGCCTGTGGAGCTATATCGAAGATAGAGAGCAACATCCTGATCTCCATTGTAGAGCGTATATGGGTCTTCCTGAAATTGAGAGATTTCTTCCTTTGTCAGACAGGAGATGTCGATAGGTAGTTTCATAGTGTTTCTCTCCATTCTATAAGGTCAACAACCTTAACCGACAGCAATCGGTTCTTCAACTTCTGTTTTTTCTTTTTGGGTTCTATCGAACTCGTTCATGGCACATTGAATGACTCGAAGTTTACCCTCTGCGTCACATAAAGAGAAGTATCGCAGTAGCTTATCTTCGTAAAGTGACCCTTCTGAAATGATGGTTTTACCCATGAGATCATCAACGGTAATATCAAAAAACTCAGCGATTTTAGGGAGTCGGCGCATATACGAATTACTATGCCCGTTCTTCCAGTTTGTAAACATCTGAGGGTTTACACCAAGATACTCGCAAAGGTCTTTTTGATCGAAGTTTTTACAGTTCATACAGGCGATGATATTGTCTAAAATAGTCTGTTCTTCAACCGTTCTGGTTGCCATAAGAATACCTCCTTGAAAAAAATCAACCATTTCTGTTAATTTACTCTTGACAACAACCGTTTCTGTTGGTATACTCTGAATTGTGAACAAGAGATTTTGACAACAAAAACCCGACCCCCGAAAGGTTTTCTTTTTCGGTGGTTGCTGTGGTCAATGGTTTAATTATCTGGCAAGTAAATTGTACCATTACGCCCACTGATTGTCAATAAATATTGTTCTCAATTCAAAGAAAGGAGAGGTTTTGTGAAAGAGCGTGAGAAAATTCGCTATCGCCTGAGCGTCAATCACCTGTCGTTTGCATGGCTGATTGATATGCTCCGAAAGCGGGGTATTGAAACGAACGGCCCTGTCCTGAGTGCAATTCTGGCAGGAACTCGTAACGGCCCTTCTGTGGACAAGATCATCGTTGAGTCTATCGACATTCTGGACTGGTACGAGCGGCAGATCGGCGGTGTTTCATGAGCGACAGTGCATTTGCCCCGGAAGTGCGAGGACAGGCCAAAGCGCTCAGCTCACTCCTTGCTCGATCTGTCCGAGAGTTTTTCAAGGACGAAGCAAACCGCAAGCAGTTCGAGAGCTGGTACGAGCAGAAGTACGGAACACCGTATCAATGGAAACCTATGGTTTGGAGGAACAGATAATGAAAAAGTTTTTTGGAGTATTGGCATTTCTCTCGTTTTTCTACCTGTTGGGTGTCGTTGGTGCGGTAGAGCAGGACACGATGGCTCTCGGCGCAGGCATGATTCACATGGCTATCGGCCTTGGCTGCTTTTGGTTGTTCTGTGAGCTGTCCGGTGCGTTTCATCCCGCCCCGCCGAGAAAAAGAAAGAGCCGCTGACGGAACTGGTACTTCCATCAACGGCAAGCGTAAAAGCTCAATCTGATTATATCAGAACCTATTGTTTTGTAAAGGAGAACTTTATGAATAGCACGATTGCAAAACTCGCTGACGAGTTCGAGAAGATGGAGAAAACCATCGCTTCTCAGAAGAAGATGATCGAAACCCTTATGCCTACGGGCTATGTGGATACCGATACCGTCAAACTTCACCTTAATTCTATGTATGGTGTCATGTTCGGTGGTCGCCCCTCTCCGAAGCGCTGCAAGCTGGAAGACTGTTCTTGGGACGAGATCAATATGTATTCCTCCTTCGGCCTTGCTGACAAGGTGTTCGAGGTCGGTGACACTAAGAAATTCCGTCTTGCTGATGGCTCCTACCTGACTGCCCGTATCATTGGGTTCAACCATGACTGCGCAAGGGACGGCAGTCTGGTTCATATCACCTTTGAGACTGTGGAAACCCTTGACGGTGACATTCCTATGAATGAGAAGTCTACCAACGAGGGCGGCTGGGACGCTTCCTATCTTCGTGCCAAGCTCAACGGCAACTTCTTCGAGAAGCAACTTCCCGCTGATTTGAAAGCGGTCATCAAGCCCGTGGTGAAGATGACTGCCAAGAGCAGCAGGAATGAAGTGCGGGTTCCTTCCGTTGACAAGCTGTTCGTTCTTTCTGAGCAGGAGGTCTTCGGTCGCAAGATTTACTCCTGCGGTTATGAGGGTAAGTGGTACGAGTGGTACAAGCGAGAGAACACGCCCTATGGCAAGTGCAAGCAGAATGGTGAGAGGGATTGGAGATGGGAGCGTTCTCCTTTTTCCGGCAGCACCAACGCCTTCTGTGATGTGAACTCCACCGGCGCCGCCAGCTTTAGCGTCGCCAGCTACTCCTGTGGCGTGTCCTTCGGCTTCTGCATTTGATCGGGTATCTCGTAAATCCCGCCCCGTCAGGGGCGGTGAAAGGAGTGAAAACATGAATGTCAATCGCAAGGTTGGCACTGGCTTTGAAAGAGACTTATGTCTGAGCCTGTCGGGTTGTGGCTTTTGGGCGCACAATCTCGCTCAGAACAGTCAAGGTCAGCCGTTCGATGTGATTGCGGCTCGAAACGGTGTCAGCTATCCCATTGACTGTAAGGATTGTTCTAAGAACATTTTCAAGATGGAGCGTATCGAAGAAAACCAATTTTCCGCTATGACGCTCTGGAAAGAAACCGGGAATGGAGAGGGTTGGTTTGCAATTAGGTTGATAACCGGTGAAGTTCGATTTATCTCCTTCTCTACGCTTTTGGAATTATCCGTTTTGCGAACTGTGCTGTCTGCCAATGATATTAGGCGATACAGTATCACATTCGGAGAGTGGGTGTCCCAATGCAAGTAACTGTTGACAATCAGCTCCGAATTGAAAACCCGTCTGAGCAGTTGCTTACATGGTGCAAGAAGCAGCTTATCCTTCCTAATCCTGAGTACGCCAAGAAAGTCCGTATGCACTTTTGGGTCGGTAACACCCCTGAGAAGTTGTACCTGTTCCAATGGGACGGTGACACGCTGGTTCTTCCCTATGGTTGCCTGAATGATGTGTTGGCGATGGACGATTGCTACATGAAGATCAATCTTCCCACACCGACCGAGGTGGACTTCGGTTGCACCATTCCGCTTTATGACTACCAAGTGGAAGCTAAGGAAGCCTTGATAACGGCCTACTACGGTATTCTTCAAGCCCCTGCTGGGTGTGGTAAGACACAGATCGGAATTGCTGTTGCGGCGGATACAGGCCGAAGAACCCTCTGGTTGACTCACACAAGAGATTTACTCGTACAGAGCAAAAGCCGAGCGGAGCAGTACATGAGTCCTTCTCTGACTGGCACGATCACCGAAGGTAGGGTTCAAATTGGTAAGGCAATCACCTTCGCAACGGTACAGACCATGTGCAACCTCGATCTAAGTCAGTATCGTGATGTTTGGGATTGTATCATCGTGGACGAGTGCCACCGTGTAGCCGGAACCCCGACCGCTATGACGCAGTTCTCAAAGGTGCTGAACGCTCTGGCAGCTCGACACAAGTATGGCCTGTCCGCTACGGTTCACCGAGCAGACGGTATGATTGCCGCCACCTACGCTCTGCTGGGTGGGATTGCCTATCAAGTGCCGGACGAAGCGGTGAAAGACAAGATCATGACCGTCAGCGTTTTGCCCCGTGCTACTCACCAAGGACTCAACCGTGAGTTCTTGGACACGGACGGTACGATCATCTACACAAAGTTGGTCAACTATCTTGCTGATAATTCCAGACGAAACGACCTGATTGTGCATGACCTCGTGGTAAATGACGACCATTTTAACCTTATTCTTTCCGACCGGCTGACGCATTTGGAAACTCTGATGAATCGTCTTCCGTCCGAGCTGAGAAAACAGGCAGTCATGATTGATGGGAAGATGACCACGAAGAAAGCCAAAGCTCTCCGAGAACAGGCCATTGAGGAAATGCGGCAGGGACGCAAGCGGTATCTGTTCGCTACCTACTCTTTGGCAAAGGAGGGACTGGACATTCCTCGGCTCGACCGGCTGTACCTGACTACGCCGCAGAAAGACTACGCTGTAATAACTCAGAGCATTGGTCGTATCGCTCGTACCTTCGAGGGAAAGGGTGAACCCATCGCCTACGATTATGTGGACGATGGTATCCAGTATCTCGTGAGAAGTTACAAGAAGCGGTGTACCACCTACCGCAAGTGCGGTTGTAAATTCATCGAACAGGAGGTGTCGAAGTGAAGTTAGGTAGTCTGTTTGATGGCAGCGGGACTTGTCCTCTTGCCGCTTCTGCGGTCGGTATTATCCCGGCGTGGGCGAGTGAGATTGAGCCTTTCCCGAAAGCTGTCACACAGTCCCGTTTTCCCAAGATGGTTCACCTTGGCGATATTACCAAGATGAACGGCGCAGAAATCGAGCCAGTCGATGCTATCACCTTCGGCTCTCCGTGCCAAAACCTCTCGATTGCTGGGAATGGTAAGGGTCTTGCTGGTCAGGAGTCTTCTCTATTCTTTGAAGCAATCAGAGTTATTCAGGAAATGAGGTGTGCCACCAATGGGAGATTTCCTCAAATCGTCATTTGGGAAAATGTTTACGGAGCTTTTAGCTCGACACAGGGAGAAGACTTCCGAACAGTCATCGAAACTCTCTGGAAAATCTGCGAGGGAGACGATAGCGTTCCTCGATATGCGGAAGACAAGCAAGGACGGCAAAAATGGCCGCACACCGGATTTGTCTTGGGAGATCATTCCTCTATCGCTTGGAGAGGACTTGATGCTCAAGGTTGGGGAGTTCCCCAAAGACGCAAGCGTGTCTTCGTTGTCCTCGATCTTGGAGGTCAATGTGCCGGACAGATACTATTTGAGCGTGAGGGCTTGCGAAGGGATTTTAAGAAGGTCAGAAGAACGGGGGAAACCGTTAGACCCGCTTCTGAAACAAGCCCTGTTGAACACTATCGTGTTTATGCAGTCGAAAACCACGCTCAAGACAGCCGAGTGTCCCTCAGACCCGATAACACCGTCCAAACCCTCGCTGGACGAATGGGGACAGGAGGAGGTAATGTCCCTTTAGTTCCATGCTTCGGACAGGCTTCCTATGATGAATATGCACCCACGGAACAAGCGGTTACGCTGAAAGCCACGGGTGGAAGTTATGGAGGGGGTACTGAAACATTGGTGTTAGAACCAATCGGAGCAGATTTTTACAATCAGGTTATTACGGGGGAAGTAACGATGACATTGGCTGCCGCAAGACCTGACCACCATCATCTTCCATGTGCGCTTATCCCGTACACCTTGAAAATCCGCTCTGGTTGTGAGGGAGGTGGGAAGGGTGCTTTGATACAGGAAGATAAGAGCGCAACGCTCTCATGTAACAACTTTGTTCCCACACAGACCGAGAACGGTGAAATCATTTATCTGGCTCGAAAGCTCACCCCTACTGAGTGTGCTTCCCTTCAAGGGTTCGAGAAAGATTGGTGTGCGCTGGTTCCTCATAAGGACTCTGCGGAGTACAAGATGTGGGGAAATGGCATGGCTTTCCCTTGTATGCTCTACATCATGGAGGGTGTTCAGGAAGTCCTTGCCGAAAGGTATCTGGATAATCTCTTTGGAGGTGATACCACTGAACCTTGAACCCTTCATTTTCGACTGCGAGGTGTTTGCCTACGATTGGCTTTTTGTCTTCAAGAACAAGGTCACAGGTGAATACACAGTCATTCACAACGACAATGACGCAATTTGGCAGTTTCTTCGAGAACAACCGCTTCTCTGTGGCTTCAATAATAAGGCGTATGACAATTTCATCCTGAAAGCTGTTGCAGCTGATTGTACGCCGCAGGAAGTAAAAGCTCTAAGTGACTACCTCATTGATGGTGGACAGGGCTGGCAACACCCTCTTATGCGGAACAATCCCGTATTCGTGACCTCGTTTGATATTCGTGACGATATGTACGAGGGTCTTTCGCTGAAAGCCTGCGAGGGTCATTTGGGAATGTCGGTGGTCGAAAGCTCTGTGCCGTTTGACCTTGACCGTCCTCTGACTGATGAAGAACTGGACGAAACGATTTTTTACTGCAAGCACGATGTTGACGCTACCGAGAAATTGGTAGAACTCAGACAATCGTATTTACAGACGAAGATCAACCTCGGTCGTAGAGTGGGTATCTCGGACGAAAAAGCCCTGTCTTGCACCAATGCCAAGCTAACCGCACTTATGCTGAACGCAAGGCGTAGAGAGTGGAACGATGGTCGAGATTATGTCTATCCTTCAAGGTTAGATGTGTCCATTATTCCGCAAGAGATTTTGGATTTCTTCGACACCATTCACGACAAGTCAATCCCTGACGAAGTTCTTTTTAAAACCGCTCTGACCTACAAGTTTGGCGATTTCCCTTGCCGGTATGCGTGGGGTGGCGTTCATGGCTCGGTTAAAGGGTATCACGGCAAATCCACGGCGAAGCGGGTTATCCAAAACCGAGATGTTTCTTCGCTGTACCCCTCGCTGTTGGAATTGTTCCAGTATCTTTCCCGGAATGTACCTGACCCTCATGTGTTCTACAACATTCGCAAGGAACGCATACAGGCAAAGCATGACGGTAATGACCAGTTGGCGAAGGACTTGAAGCTCCCGCTCAACACGGTGTCGGGGGCGCAGGAGAACCGCTACAATGACCTCTACGACCCGTTGAAAACCCGTTCCATGCGAATATCGGGACAGCTTTTCCTGACAATGCTGCTGGTTCAGTTGCTTCAAGCGTGTAAGTCAATCGTCCTGCTGAACTTCAACACGGACGGTCTAATGTACGAGATTGACGCTGACGAGGTTCCCATTGTGGATAGCGTCTGTACGGCGTGGGAGCAAACCACGGGGTTCGAATTGGAACTGGACGAGATTGACGAGGTTTGGATTAAAGATGTCAATAACCTCATTCTTCGAAAGACCAACGGCAAGGTCAAGTCAGTTGGCTCGTATGTTAGCTACGGCGCAACCTCGAAGGGCGCATGGCAGATCAACAATTCGATGGTCATTGTCAAGAAAGCCCTGATTGACTACTTCACGAAAGGCGTTCCTGTTCGAGAAACAATCATGGATAGTACCGACATTATGGATTTTCAGATCATCGCAAAAGCCGGTTCTTCCTATGACGGTGTTGTTCAAAAGATAGGCAATCGTGAGGTACAAGTCCAGAGAGTCAACCGTGTGTACGCCATAGACCCGTTCAAAGATTGCCAATGGTTTGGTACGCTTTATGCGCTGAAAGGCGAAAGCTACAAGAAAATTGGCAACATCCCCGATCATTGTCTGGTGGACAATGATAACCATCTATCCCTTAATGAAATTGACCGAGAGTGGTATATCGCTACAACCGAAAAGAGAATTATGGACTTTCTCGGAGAAGAGAAACGGCGAAGAAATACCCGCAGAGTCAATTCCATTAAGAAAAAATTATTAGAAATGTTGGAGGTATAAATATGGCTACTACCAAGAAAGCCGCTGAGACTGTGGCGGTGGATTATTCCACCATGAATGTATTTCAGAAGTTGCAGCTTGCCCGTGTGCGCTTCCTCGAAGCTGGTGTGGACAAGAGCGGCAAGCACATGAAGCTCGAATATAAGTATTTCGAGCTGGCGGACATTGTTCCCAAGGCCGAACAGATTTTCCTTGAAATCGGTCTGATGATGGTTCCGTCCATGTACGGCGACAAGGCGACCGCTCGTGTCTACAATGTCAATGACCGTGAGGACTACATTGACTTCGTGGCACCGTACACCCCCATCGCTCCTATCGTGTCCAACGCTGGCAATCAGGTCACAAACGAAATGCAGGCGACCGGCAGTTCCATCACTTACATTCGCCGCTACCTGTGGCAGCTCGTTCTTGACATTGTGGAGCATGACAGTATCGACAGCGGCGAGTTTGACACAAGTCCCGCACCCGCTCCCACCGTCACGAAGAAGCCCCCTGTGACCACTGAACAGCGTCAGGAGATCAAGAAGAAACTGACCGGCGCTCCTGCTGGTGCGGCTACCGAGGAACAGGTCGGTACGCTGATAGGTCTGCTGAAAAAGTTGCTGGAAATTGACGCAGAGCAGGAGTCCTTCGTCCAGACCATCGCCATGAAGACCGAGGGTTTTTCCAGGATCGAAGCCGACAAGTGTGACGCTCTGATCGAGGGCGTGAACAATATGCTGGCTGGCTACGAAATGAAAACGGCAAAGGAGGGGTAATCAACATGTCAAGCATTGAAGCGAGATTGGGTATTACTCTGCAAGAGAAAGATCGGAATACTCTCAGCTCCATGCGACAAGATGATGCACAGAACATTCAGCCGGGAAAGTGGCATTGTTTTGACCTCCCGTTCATGATTATGTGCGGAGATTTGGGAACCGCTCAACAGGTTTGTGAAATCCTCCGCCCTTATTCAAATTCAATGAAAACTCAACTGCAAATCAGTTGGCAGAAAGGAGAAAGTGAAAATGGAATGGCTTGACGGCAACAAAATTCAGATTATCCCTCCCAAGCGCCCGAAGAAGCTGACCGGTACTCGCTTTGCTACTATCCTCGGTCTGAACCCGTGGTCTACGCCGTTCGAGATTTGGTGCGAAGTAACTCGCACCTATCAGAAGCCGTTCGAGGATACGATCTACACCATCGCCGGTAAGACCATCGAGCCTAAGCAGGCCGAGTACATGAAGCAGACCTACTTCATGAGCAATCTGGTCACGCCGACCGACATTTGGGGCAAAGACTACTTCCGTCAGACCTACGGTGATTTCTTCAAAGAAAGCCCCGTTCTCGGCGGTATGTGGGACTACTTGCTCTATGACAAAGATGGTAAGCCCACCGCCGTCCTTGAAATGAAGACTTCCAAGCGGGTCGAGGACTGGAAGGACGATATTCCTGAGTATTACGCTTTGCAGGCGGCATTGTACGCTTACCTTCTCGGCGTGGACGAGGTTATCATGGTCGCTTCCTTCCTCGAACCCAAGGATTACGACAATCCTGAGAAGTTTGTGTGCAGCGGTGAGAATACCATCACTCGTCCCTTCAAGGTGTCTGAGCGGTATCCTGACTTCGAGAAGAAGTATGTGAAGCCTGCCCTGAAATGGTGGAAAGACTTCGTTGAGAGCGGCATTTCTCCCGCCTTTGACGAGCGTAAGGACGCTGAAATCCTGAAAGCCCTTCGCACCAACAACCTGTCTCCTGAAACGGATATGGCGGCGCTGGTCAAGGAAGCCGAAGACCTGAAAGCCAAGCTGGACGCTCACGCCGCTGAGGTGGCTGAGGACGAGAAACGGTACAAGGTCTTGACCGACATGATTAAGAAAGCCGCAATCGCTCAGTTCCGTGATGGTGACAAGAAAGTGTCTATCGCTGGTTCTGCCTATAATTGGGAGGTCAGCCGCACTTCCATCACGAAGATCGACAAGGACGCTATGAAAGCGGACGGTATTCTGGCGAAGTACACGACCACTGAGGACAGCTACCGCATTTCTCCCAAGATTATCAAGGAGGTGTCTTAAATGAAATGGTCTGATGTCAAAACTAATGCAGATGAGATTCAATACCATCTGGAACATCTTAACGCCTTACTTTCGCAAATGACGAAAGCTAAGAATACCGAGGAGCTTGCGGCATTGAGAGATGCCTGTATTAAGCGCGTCCATGGTATTTACAATGCGCGTGAGGATCAAATTTTCAAGGGCTGTAAGGAGGATTGACCTATGAAGTTTTCCAAGTTCGTGAAGTCCCTCGCCCCTGCTGGTGGCGCTATCTACGAGTACATGGGCGAACGCTGGCTTGCTTCCCCGTCCGTACTTATGCTCATTCCCGATGGTATCCGCAGCGTGACCGGGTACAGCAACGAGAAAATGCCTGACGGCATTGGTCGCCTGATTTCTCAGGTCGGTTGCACCGAGTACGCCACGCTGGTCAAGGCAATCATGCCTGAGCCGGACGGCGCAATCAAGGATTGTGTCCGTATCTTCGCCACGCCGGACAGCACCTGGTCGCTGATCGAGAAGTCTGACTTCTGCGAAATCTTGTACGCTTACGATCTGGACAGCGACAAGAGCGTACCGAAAGCCCTGCTGGTCAAGCGGTACACCAAGTACCCCGATGACGAAGACCAGTTGGTTGGTATCATCTTCCCCTGCGAGTACACAGAACAGCTCAATTTCCACACCATGAAGGAGGACAAAAACAATGGCTAAAATCGGACTCACCGAGGGTTTCACCCTCATTCCCGAAGGTACTCATGTCTTTCAGATTACCGATGTGAAGTACAAGGAAGACTTCGGCAAGCTGGAAGTCTATATGCAGACGCAGACCGGCAGTAAGCACATCGAGCGCTTCTCTCTGCTGAAATCTGATGGCTCTCCCAACGAGGGTGCATACAACGCTTTCAGCTACTTCGCCAAGACTGCCCTTGGCAATTTCGACCTGACCGAGATCGACCACACTGACCTGATTGGTCACTTCATCGAGTGCGATGTAGAACACGATGTTCAGGAGAACAAGAAGAAGCCCGGACAGAGCATTACCTTCGTCCGTCTGGCCGATAAGCGCCCCTCTGAGGGCTGGGGCGGCGCTGGCAATACGGTTACTACCCCTGCTGTTAAAACCGCTCCTGCGGCTTCTCAGGCTGCTCCTAAGACCCCGATGGATTTGGCAGCTCTCCTTGGCTGGAGGGAGGGCTAATTTGAAAGGCTCTCCCTCGCCAATGGTCTGTTGAAAATTATGTTGAAAGTGAGGATAAGCTACAATGGAAACAGCCTGTTCTAAGGTGCAAGCTCACCTTAATATCTGCAACGAAATCAATCGACTCTACGAGCAGAAGAACCATGACTACGGTGACAGCTTCCACCAGACCTTCGTTGAAGAAGGAATGGCGATGGCTCGTATCCGTTTGGGCGATAAACTCAGCCGCTTTAAGACTCTCTCCCGTGGCTGTGAGCAGAAGGTCAATGACGAGTCTATCCGAGACACCCTGATTGACCTCGCCAACTACGCCATTATGACGGTGCTGGAAATGGAGGTAGCGGAAGATGTTGCAGATTAAAACCATTCGAAACCGTCTGGACAATCCTACCCTCTTTGACGATGAAGTAAATGCGGCTCTGCGTGATGGGTGGACTCTGAAAAAGAGAACCGTTCTGCGGCCTATCGGCCAGTCCGAGTCCGTCTATACGCATACGATGTTGTATGCAGAGTTGGAGAAGGAGGTCGCTGACGATGACGCTGAATGATTATCAGGTACTCGCCTATCGAACGACCAACCATGAGCTGACCAATCAGGGTCTTATCGAAAATGGGGTCATGGGTCTATGTGGCGAAGCGGGTGAGTGTATCGACCTCGTGAAAAAATCCTTGTTTCAGGGTCACGACCTTGACCGTGAAAAGCTCATTGACGAGCTGGGCGATGTTCTCTGGTACGCCGCACAGTTGGCAACCGGATTAGATGTGGGCTTAGATGTTGTGGCACAGTACAACATCAATAAGCTCAAAGAGCGTTACCCTGATGGGTTCGACAGCGAAAAAAGTATTCACAGAAAGGAGTACGAAAATGCCTGACAACAAATGGAGAAACATTGTCCCCGACTTCGTAGATTTCATGGCATCTTCTGGCGATGAAGATTTGGTTTCACCTGATATGTTGAAATATCTTGCATTAAACCACTTCTTTACTGCCCCGGCATCTACAAAATATCACGGAAATTACGAACATGGGTTGTTTGATCATTCCTTTGCAGTAGCGAGGTTCCTTGTCCAACTCACCGAGGACAATCACCTGACATGGAAGAACCCTCGCTCTCCTTACATCGTGGGTATGTTCCATGACCTGTGCAAGATCGACCAGTACAGAGTCATTTCTCACCCGCAAGACCCTGATATTCGTTATGACTACAACCCCGACACCCTTCTGAAAGGCCACGGCGATAAGTCCGTCATGCTTCTCTCTCAGTTCTACACACTGACCGATGAAGAAATCATGTGTATCCGCTACCACATGGGCGCTTTCACCGACAAGTCTGAGTGGAATGACTACACCCGTGCTGTTCGCAATTATCCGAATGTGTTGTGGACACACCAAGCCGATATGCTGGCAAGCCATGTTGAGGGGGGTGTAAAACATGAAAATCATTGAACCTTCTGTGGAGCTTATCAACGCTCCCGATTATAAGACCCTTCTGACCACTATCGAAGCTGCTGGTAGGACTTGTTACAAGTCCGAGGACAAAATCACGGACGGAAGTGCCGAGAAGTTCGTCCGGGGCATTATCAAGCGAGGTCACGAAGCTGTCATTGAGCATGGCTCTCTCACTGTCCGCTTCATCTGCGACCGGGGCGTGAGCCATGAGATCGTCCGTCACCGTTTGGCGGCGTTCTGCCAGGAGTCCACTCGGTACTGCAACTACGGTAAGGAGGGCTTCGGCGGCGAAATTACCGTCATTCGTCCCTCGACCTTCGCCAAGACCGACTCGACCTACCACATCTGGAAACGGTCGTGCGAGAACGCCGAGGTTGCCTACTTCGATCTGCTGAATGATGGTTGCACCCCGCAGGAAGCTCGATCTGTCCTTCCGAACAGCTTGAAGACCGAGGTGGTCATGACCGCTGACCTCAGAGAATGGCGTCATTTCTGCCGTATGCGCTGCCCCGTAGCGGCTCACCCCGATATGCGGGTCGTTGCCAATATGCTCCTGACCCTGCTGAAACAGACCTATCCCGTCTTCTTTGAGGACATTTGAAAGGAGACCCGCAATGAAGCTAAAAAGCATTGACGGCAAAGTGCCGTATATCATGGCTGCTGGAAAAGACTTCGTGAAAGATGAAATGTCGCTGGCGGCGGCAGAGCAGATTTGCTCCCGGGGAACGCAGACCGCAAGTAAGCTCTTTCCCGATTTTCCCATCTGCGTAGATGACAAGTTCTATTTTGCTGGAACCTCGACAAAGCCCAAGTCCAGCAAGTCTAAGACCCCATGCGAGAGCTAACAATTACAATCTCCCTATGGTTCGTCATCATTATCACCGTTCTCTGTTGGAAAATGCCCACAGTTGAGGTTGAAGAACCTTCTCCCGTTGCCGAGGCGGTAGAGGTAGTCACCCCGGAGCCAGAACCGGAGGTGACACCTCAGCCGTGGACAGACGAGGAAGTGATTGTACTGGCGAAAATGCTATGGGGAGAAGCCAGAGGGGTCAGCTCTGACGCTGAGAAAGCTGCTTGTGTGTGGTGTGCGCTCAACCGTGTCGATCATGGCTACGGGGATATAACAGCTGTGGTGACAGCCCCGTACCAATTCGTAGGCTACCGAGAGGGCAATCCGGTAGATGACGATTTGATTACTCTCTGTATAGATGTACTGACTCGCTGGTATGCAGAGAAAGACGGGCAGACGGAAGTCGGTCGAGTTCTTCCGAGTGAATATTTATTCTTTTCCGGTGACGGAGAGCGAAATCACTTCCGAACTGACTACAAAAACGGGACAGTTTGGGACTGGTCTTTACCCAGTCCGTATGAAAGCTGAGGTGACAAAAATGTATGAGAATATACCCGCTGAACTTCGAGGGGAAAAGGCATGGGTCAATGTATGGGACGGGTCAAAGGTTCCCATGCAGGCCACCGTCAGAAAGGCGGCTTCTTCGTCTAACCCGGACACATGGTCAAATTACATTGACGCTGAACACAATGTCCAGCACGGCTACTATGACGGTCTTGGCTATGTATTTCACGATACAGGAGTCGTAGGTATCGACATTGACGATGGCTTTACTGATGGGCTTCTAAACCCGCTGGCGGCTGACATTATCGGTCGTTGCCATTCCTACACTGAAAAGTCCAGAAGCGGGAGAGGGGTTCACATTCTCGTTCGTGGAGAGCTGCCTTTCAAGGGTAAGAACAACCGCGCCGCCGTGGAGATTTACAAGAGCAATCGGTACTTCATCATGACCGGCGAGGTTTTGATCTTCTCCGAGATTGTTGAAAACCAGTCAGCGATTGACTATGTGATCGAGAAGTATTTTCCCGACACACCGAAGGAAAGTAGCTCAGGTACGGTTGCCCCTCAGCGTATCTATTCTCCCATCTACCGCCGCCCTGAAAACGGCAAGCTGCGTTTGAAGCCCGAATACCCGCCTATCACACAGGGAAGCCGAAACCTCAGCCTGACTTCTCTGGCGGGCCAGCTCCACAAGCAAGGATACACCAAAGCAGAGATTTACAAAGAACTGTTGTACGCCAACTCCCAAGCCTGCAAACCCCCGCTTCCGCAGTCAGAAGTTGAGTTGATTGTCAACAGCGTGACCAGATACAGGAGGTAATAATGAAACCTTATCAGCGTGGCGATGTTGTTATCATTGATGTTCCCATGCTTGCCAACAGTCATATTCAGGCCGGTAAGCGTCCGTGGGTGATTGTGCAAAACAATGTCTGTAATCAGTTTTCTCCCACCAACATTGTTGTTCCTCTGACCACTAAAATCAAGCGGCTCGAACTGCCGACTCATGTGGCCGTCACTTGGGGCTCTTTACAGCCGAGCATGGTTGAGTGTGAACAGGTGCGTGTCGTAGATGTGTCCGATGATTGGGAGTACATCTGCACTCTGCCGCCTGAGATCATGCGTCATGTGGACACCGCTTTGAAGAACGCTTTCTTCTATGAAAGGGGTGTAGACGATGGAAACTGAGAAGAAAATCTGCCCGTTGTCTATGAGCTGCCCTGAAGACATTCCCCTCTGCCCCTGTCAGAAACAGAGGTGTGCATGGTGGGATGAAGACTCTCAGGACTGCGCCGCTGTGGTGTTGGCGAGAGCGATGAAGAAAAGGAAGTGAAAATATGGCTGAATACATCGATAGGAAAAAAGTGGAGGAAGCCTTTGATGATGCTGACCCTGACATCTGTGAAAGCCACCCGGACGGGTACAGCGATTGGGGGTTCGGAAGGGAAAATGTCCGAGATGTGATTAGAGGTGTTCCCACCGCTGATGTGGCCCCGGTGGTGCGGTGTAAGGACTGCGAGTGGTTTGCGGATAATAACGACGGGTCGTGGTTTGGTTGCTGGCTCTTTCAGACCATCCGGATTATCCCAGAAGATGCACCTAAACCTGACGATTTTTGTAGCTACGGTGAGCTGAAGATGGACGGAGGTGGAGATCGATGAAAGACGCAATGCTGGAAGCCTTAGAGGAAATCGAGAACGGTATGTGCCGCATTAAGGAGCGGCGTAGCATTTGGCAGAATAGCCTTGTATATGCGCTCTGTCAAGCGGTGCGGCTGCTGCTGATAGATAAGATCAAGGAGGAGCGGAGGTGTAGATAATGACAAAACTCGAATATGACAGTTTGCAGATGGCGTTATCTGCCCTACTTGATAAAATATCGCAAGCGTCTAAGCGGTCGTGAACAAGACGGTTATAAGTCCGAGCTTGTAAAAGCGCACTTTCCAACTTTAATCCAAACGGAAAAGACAAAGGAGGTGAAATTCATGAGTGATGAAGTTATGACAGCTCCCGAAGAACAGGCTCTTTTCCAGCTTTCCAACGGTCGCTACATCATGGACGAAGCTCAATCCAGAGTGATGTTTCAGATTAAGGAAGCACAGCCTGAGCATAGCCACCCGATCAGCGGAACGGGATATTCGTGGGACGAGTCCGGCATGGCAGAGCTGTTTTCCGAGTGCTACAAGAATGATACCCGCTATTGCCCCGAAGCGAAAAGTTGGTTCACTTACAAAGATGGCGCATGGCGTAAGGACACAGGTTCTCTGCTGGTAGCGGAGAAGATCAAAGAGTTCTGCCGCCTGATGGCTCTCTACTGCGGTGAAATCGCCAATGAAGAACGCCGCACCGAGTACATGAAGTTCATCGTAAAGATGGGCGATCGGCGCTTCCGTGACCGGCTGATGAAGGACGCTGCCAGTGTGCTACCTATCGCTTCGGCGGAGTTTGACGCAAACCCCTACCTTATCAACTGCAAGAACGGCACTTTCGACCTCGAAAAGATGGAGTTCCGGGAGCATGACTGGCGTGACTTCCTGACCATGCAGACCAACTTCAACTACACCTTGCAGGACGCACGGTGCCGCCGTTGGGAGAAGTTCGTTGCAGAGGTCACTTGTAATGACGAAGACAAGGTCGACTATCTGCAAAAGGCGCTGGGGTATTCTATGCTGGGTATGGCGAACGAGGAATGTATGTTCATTCTCCACGGCAAAACCACTCGCAACGGGAAGTCCACTATGCTTTCTGCCATTCACCACCTTCTCGGTGACTATGCTTCCGTTTCCCCCGTGTCGATTATCTGTAAGGCGGAGCGGTCGAAGAACGCCGAAGCAGCGAACCCCATGCTGGCTTCCCTGAAAGGCAAGCGGTTTGTCACTATGGCTGAGAGTAACCAGTATGGCAAGCTGGACGAGGAAACGATCAAGCAGCTCACGGGCGGCGAGGAAATCAAGGCTCGAAACCTCTACGAAACAGCAACGACCTTCCTGCCGCAGTTCACCCTTTGGCTCTCCTGCAACGATCTTCCCACCGTCAGCGATAAGTCCCTGTTCGCTTCTGACCGTGTGCGAGTGATCGAGTTCAACCGTCATTTTACCGAAGCGGAGCAGGACAAGAACCTGAAAAATGAGTTCCAGACACAGGAAGCCATGCAGGGCATTTTCGCTTGGCTGGTCGCCGGATACTTCAAGTACAAGCGGTTCGGTCTGAAAATGTCCCCCGCCATGCGGAAGGTGGTAAACCAGTACGAACGTGACAACGATCTGTGCTTGCAGTTCCTCGAAGAACGCTGTGAGCAGGCCGAGGGAGTCAACACCCGCTCGAAGTCCCTGTTTGACGCTTACAAGATTTGGTGCAAGTCCAACGGGTACTTTGCCTGTTCCGCCAAGCGGTTCAACGCCGACATGGAAACGCACCCTGAGTGGCACGGCGGCAAGGTTGTGTATCAGGGCTACCCCGTCTACAAGAACCTCAGACTGAAAGGAGCGTCCTAATGAAAATGAACCGTTCATGCAATTCTATCCTCTGCCGTTTCGGTATCCACACAGCAGACCCGTATGTTCATATTCAGGTCAAGTGTCGTAATGGTTCTCACCGTTGGCAGAGCAATTATGAAGTCTGTAAGCGGTGTGGCAAGCGCCTGAGAAAAATTCGCATTACAAAGGAGCGTCCATGATGAAGTGGAAAAGGATTAAGTGTTTCCTAACGGGTGGACACCGCCTGTACGATAAGAACCTTCAAACCATTCACGACACGAATGGGTATCACTTTATTAACTACTGCGTGAAGTGCAATAGGGTGTTTGCTGCGTTCATGGCGGAAGCTGAATTGAATGGCCTGATCGACCGAGACATTGAGCAGTTCAGAAAGGAGCGTCAGCATGGTCGCTTGTAAAGAAGAACTCGCTCTGCTGGAAAAGTGGAAACGAAAACTCTGCTTGCAGGAGTGGCGAATAAAGTTGTTGACCCACCTTCACCCGGAAGAAATGATGGTGCGTAATACCGCAGGCTGTACCGAGTGGTCAGAAGCAATTAAGACCGCTCGTATTGAGATTATCAACCCTGTCTGCTACGGCGACCGCATTGTGCCGTTCGATTTTGAAAAGACGCTGGTACATGAGCTGCTACACCTAAAATTCTCCTTCTGGTGTCAGAACGAAGATGATATTGGGGATAGAGTCATGCACCAGATGATTGACGATCTCGCAAGAGCTTTGACGGAAGGTGACAGCGATGATGAAGCCTGAATACTGCCCCGATTATGTGGGCGTTGCCTGCGTTGATGGCACTTGCCCTGTTGCCAACTGTGAAGAATACGCTGAGCGGTGTATGCCTGTCATTTCCAGTTGCCGGAACTGCTTCTATTATAAGGGCTGTGAAGACTGTGACGCCGCCTGGTAGTAACAGATGAAAGGAGTACACATGAACAAAGAAGAAGCCATTAAGACTTTGATTGCAGTTGCAATCTGTACCCACCCTATTCTCTCATGTGGTTTTTGCCCGTGCTACACGAATGAGAAGGGCGAGTGTGAATACCCCTCTGACGAACAGATTGAACAGGCGGTTAAGGTATTGCACCCAATGACAGTTGTGCATGACGCTTGTTTTATTACGGAAGATAGTGTTGTTCATCAACTTCCCGGTGTAATAGGAATGGAGATGATTGAAAGTGAAACTTAGGGAGTTTAATTTCAACAGTTTGAAAAACCCAATTATCCCCACGACTTTATGTGTCAAAGATGGAGATAAATCGTATGAGGAGCAGTCTGTCGGAGAAACCTTGCGTATGCTTCCTCTGGAACTTGCTGATCGAGAGATTGATAAAAGTTGGTGGTTCTTTAATACTTTCGTCATCACACTCAAATGAGTTAGGTGATAAAGGTGATAAAGGTGAGTGTTTTTACAAAGACTTTTTTCAAACTGGCGTGTTTTGAAAAATTGTTTTTCGTATTTTAGGTGAGTTAGGTGAGTAATCGGGTCAAAATCCCTATAACTCTCTCTTATACGCGCGTATATAGAAATAGTTATAGGGAAATGCACCCGATTACTCACCTTTATCACCTTGGTGACTTTGGAAGGAGAAAATGACTATGGCAGATGAAATTGTGAAAAAGCGAACTCGGCCTGATCGTAAGGAAGCCATGAGCGTCCATACAGAGCCGGGTGACAATAGAAAATATCTGGAACATTCGATGGTCATGATGGACTGGCCTGATGTGAATGTGAGAGAGCCTGAACAGGTCAAAGAGCGTATGGGAATGTATTTTGCTCTGTGCGCTCAGGACGATATGAAGCCCTCGGTTGCTGGTATGGCATTGGCTTTTGGAGTTGATAGAAAGACGATATGGGCATGGGCAAATGGAGTGGATAGTAAGACGCTACCCCCCGAGAGCCGTAACTTAATTAAAAAGGCGTATCAACTTTTGAACGCTCAGATGGAAAGTTATATGCAGAACGGGAAGATCAATCCGGTCGCCGGTATCTTCCTGATGAAGAACAACATGGGCTATGCGGACAAGCAGGAAGTCGTTCTCACTCCCAACCAGCAGCTCGGAGAACAGGTTCCCGCCGAGGACTTGGAGAAGAAGTACCTCGAAGATGTGATGGGTGCGTCCAGCGACTATGACCCGGAGGATTAAACATGGAAGAATGGTATGATGTTCTCGGTTATGAGGGGTTATACAAAATTACAGAAACGGGTAAAGTGAGAAATTGCAAGACTGGTACGCAACTTTCGGGCAATATCAACTCACACGGTTATGTGGTAGTTTCTCTCACTAAAAACGGCAAGAAGAAAGATTGCAAGCTCCACCGACTTTTAGCTATGACTTTTATCCCAAACCCCTACGACTATGATTGTGTCAACCACAAGGACGGGAATAAGCTCAACAACTCTATCGACAACCTTGAATGGTGTACTAAGGGATATAACAACCGTCATGCGAGAGAGGTATTACAGGTCAGTACCGCACCAAAGCCGGTATATCAATCGACTATGACGGGCGAGTTTGTTGCGCTGTGGGCGACTATCGGACAAGCTGCGAAATATGCGGGAGTAAGTACACCGTGTGTTGTCGATTGTTGCGAAGGTAGAGCTAATTCGGCTGGTGGATATTGTTGGGACTATTCCGGACAAACCGCTATCGACTTTCTGAAAGACTGGAAAAGGCGAACGACTTTGAAACAGATTTCAAAATTGGAGCAACAACTTTCAGAATTGCGCTCACGACTATAACGACTTTGACAGAGCTGCCGATCTCCCCACGGGGTCGGCGGCTTTTTCTCTCCTGGCGGATCGGCGGCAGGGTTCCACCAGGGCGGCCTGGGTGCTGCCGGGGTTCCGGCCTGATCGGGGCGGCGTTTTGTTATTTTTAATGTATAGTGCATTTTCTGTTGAGTTTTCGGACGCTCAAAAGAAAACGCGAAAACATGATATTTTTTTCTGAAAACCTATTGACAAAACGCGATAACGCGTTATAATAAAGGCAGAAACGCGAAAACGCGATATTTGAAAGGGGTTTTTACAATGACAGTTAAACAGCTATTAGAAAAAAACTTGTGCTGCCGTTTCTATCGTAGACGGGCCGCACAGATACCCGGTTTCCGTTTGGGGCTTGCTTTATGACGCTTTCGGGGATTGCGTTATTAACGACATTCAGCCTAGCGCAGACGGGAGCGAATTAGAAATCACGCTGAAAATTGTACGGGAATAAGAAAGGGGCTTGCATCATGGGAAATATTGAAAAGCTGTATAAAAGTATTGAAAGTGAAAAGCAGCGTTCTGCATGGGATAAAGGGGTAACACAATATGCCCTCGAAATGGTGGAACAGTTGAATGAACAGATCAACGGCGGTTATTTTGAAGAATTGGATTTAACAGAGTCTAAAAAAGTCCGGGCGGCGCTGCTGAATGAGGCGGCGGATTGGAGTCAATACAGTTGGGGCGGCTGTTCTTTGATCTATGATAGCGATATAGCGGAAAGGCTTTGTTGTCCGTCAGAATTAAAGAAAACTCGCAACGGGGAACGCCGCCCCAATAGCCAGGAAGAATGGTTAGATGTGCAAGCAAGGGCGTTATTTCAGGCCGCAAACAGAGTTTGCCGCCACATTAGAACGCTTGAAAAATCCGGGGCTATTTTGAAAGGAGCGATGACGAAATGAGAAAATACAAGTTGAAAGAGCTGCGGGAGCTTGTGCGTCTCGGAGTGGCTGAGGATTATACCAATAAGCCGAGCGAGTATATTTACACGCTCCGCAGGCTCGAAAAAGTGGGCTATTCTGCGGGCGTTTACGGTATCAATGGCGGATTGGTTGAAGATACCGAAACCGGGCAGTTATACGCCATTATCGGGCGTTGTTCCAATTTGTTTATCTTGTTTTGAGGGGGTTTAATTATGAACATTGATGGCATTATGAAAGAGCTTGCGGAGTATATCCGCATGGGCGACCACGGTGGACGGTCTGAAAGACCAGTTAAAACAGATCATGCAGGAACAGAACACGGACACCCTAACAGGGACGGAACACAAGGTCACTTATAAGGCCGTCACAAGCTCCCGCATTGATACTACGGCATTAAAGCGAGAGCTGCCCGGAGTGGCTGCGCAGTACACCAGAGCCACGGAAACACGGCGTTTTACATTCTCTTGAAAGGCGGTGAAAGCGTGTATTTAATTCTTTTGTTTTTGCTGCCGGTTCAAATCCTGATTGAAATATTGAAATTGAATAAATAGGGGGTTGTTATAATGTCAAAAATTAAATATTATATTATCGGCGGTCAATATCAATCGTACTGTTACGGAGGTACACCGACATTGTTAGGGGCTAAACGCCTTGCGCATAAATGTGCGGAATATTGGGATAACTGGCAGGGGTGGCATATCCCTAATATCTATCGTTCGGAAGATACCGAAGAATGTACCAATTTTTACGGTGATACCCGTTGCCCGGTTGATGGTGCTTTACCCGTGGCGTGGGCGTGGTATAATGATGACTGCCCCATATGGGAAGGGGCCGAAAGATAATATTTATATAGGCCGCCCTGGTTCTATTCCGGGGCGGTTCTTTTTTGCGCTTTACCAGTAAAAACGTTTAACGGCGTTTTACAGGCTTTTGTTGTTGGGTGCTATGTGTGGATACCACCGCCATTATATAATACCGTGTAGGGCGTTCTAATGGGGTTTACAGCGGTATTATGGTGTAGGGCGTTAGGGCGGTGCAGCTTGCACCGCTTTTTTTGCGCTTTTCCGGCCTAATCGGGGCGGCGTGAATGGGTGACGGGGGCGGGGGATATGCCAGCGGCAGCGAGGGCGGGGTGAGGGGCAAATGGCGATTTGCGTACAAAAGACGCTTTTCGATAGGCACTTCTGAAAAATCCGCAAAAAAAATAAAAAGACCCTATTGACAATATACTTAAAACGCGATACAATAATAACGCGATAACAAGGAGGTATTTCCATGAACGAAAAAGAGATTGTCACCGCTGCCATGAAAACCCTCGGTTGGAACCAGACCCAGCTTGCCGAAGCAGTTGGCTACAAAACACAATCCGCAGTTAGTAGCCGCCTGACCGGAAACAGCATGAGGGTAGATACCTTCGTAAAAATGCTCTCTGCTATGGGTTATGAGGTTGTGGTCAAAAGCACTTCCCCGCAGAAGAACAAGAACCAATGGACGATTTCGTATGACTAAGTAGAGGTGAAGTTTTGTGAGATGGGGATATGGCCGAGTCAGTTCCAAAGGACAACGGCTCTATGGTATGTCGCTTGAAGACCAACTTGAAAGGCTGCTGGCTCAGGGTATCGCCCAAGAGAATATTCTACTGGACACCTACACTGGCACGAAGATCGACAGGCCGAAGTTCAATGAAGTCCTCTCTAAGCTGAAACCCGGTGATGAATTAGTGGTGTGCAAGCTCGACCGCTTTGCCCGTACTGCTCCCGAAGGAGCTATGTTGGTTCGTGACTTGGTGGGACGAGGTATCAAGGTCAACATTCTCAACATGGGCGTTGCGGACAATACCCCGATGGGAAAAGTCATGGTCACAGTCATGCTTGCGTTTGCCGAGTACGAGCGAGATATGATCGTTGAAAGAACCAGCATGGGTAAGGCCATGAAGCGTGAACATGACTCCGATTGGCGGGAAGGTCGCAAATCAAAAGAAATTGACAACGAGCAGTTTGAAAAACTCGCTCAAAAACAAAAAGACGGTCTTATTACCGTGGCGGACTGCTGCCGGGAACTCGGCATTAGTCGGTCTACATGGTATGACCGGGTAAGAAAGGTTGGTTGAAATGAAAAATGTAGTGTGGCTGATAGGGCTGGCGGTCATTACAGTCTTCTTTCTGGTTGGGTGTTCTAAGCAGGACTCGGCTGAACCTGTTGCGTGGGACTCGGCTCTTTCCGAAGCCGGGTTCACCGATGACGAAATCGCAAGCTATCGGGAAGTGTTTGATACCGTAGGGGTGGCTGATTTCCACGATGTTTCTATCGTAGATAATGACCCGATGACCGTGATTCGTGGTAAAATCTATGACAGCGAGGATTTACAACTCAATGTGACGCTGGAAAATCGCCAGATCATCTATGTAGAACTGGCTGGTATTCCTGACACGAAAACAGAAGCCTATTTCAACTGGCGTGGCAAAGTGAAATGGAAAACAGTGAACACAAAAAAGGCGGTTGAGCTGTATTCTGACACCGAGGGTGGCTATTTGGGGGTTCTGGATTGGGACAATAAGATGATTTTGGAGTATGAGGGCTGATACCATGAGATTTTTTCTTAATATAATCTGGTATTTTTTGATAATCAGCTTTATTTTGCTGGTTTTGGCGTTCGTGATACCGAAAATCTTATAATTTTTGGAGGTAATTATGGAAACGGCATTTTTCAAAAATCACGAGTTACTGGATAAGGAAATCGTCAAGGCGCTCAAACAGGCGGCAAAGGATTATGAGGATGGTGCTATTTTGGAAGCCCGTGATGCGCTGGCTGACATTGTTCAGTCTATTGACGAGTTTTCTAATGAGAATTGAATAAGGCTTCTGCAAGGGCAGGAGTGACAGCCGAGGGGCTACATTTGAAAGGAGAACACAAATGCCTGAATATTATCCCCACCTTTTGGAATGTACAATGTGTGACGATACACAACGAGTATATACGCCGGGTATTGGTGTCGATATTGATAGCTTATCCGACGAGGAAAAACGAGTTCTTGAGGAAAGTAATACTTACCTGAAAGATAAAAAGATTGCATGGTTAATGCGTATCAAGAAAAGCGCATTTCGTGATTTTGAACGGTTAAGAGATTTGCCGAATATGCCCGAAATCTCAAAGAGTGGACTACTCGACCAGGTGATGAGGACGACGAGCTGAAAGAATGAGAGGGTGTTGCAAGGGTAACACTAACAGCCATAACGGGCTATCTGTGTAGAAATACACGGGTAGCTCGTTTTTTTGTTGGAAAGGAAATGCACATGAATTATGAAAAACTCTCCGGCTCTATTCGAGCTGTGATCGACCGGCGACCGGGAGATAACGGGGCGTACAGCGACCTATTTTCTCTGTGCCGGGAGTGGGAAACCGAGGATTTCTCGGCGGCACATAAGGTGAATAAGGAGCTGCTGGCACTCTCCGCAGATCAGGTAGTCCGTGGCGGCGGGGCGAAGTTCTATGAACAGTGGCGGCGGTGTCTTCTCTTTGAAGCGCCCCATGATTTTGACTCCTTCATGACCTACATCGAACTCGACCGCAAGCCGGAAAAGCGGTTTTATGCACCCCGGAAACATTATCTCAGGCCGATGGTGCAAGGGTTTCAAGATGTTTTGGACGGAAAGCTGCGCCTTTTGACGATCTCCATGCCGAAACGAGCGGGAAAGTCTCAAACGGGTATCAATTTTGTGAATATGCTCTCCGGGAAGTTCCCTGATCGCTCGACCCTGATGGAAGGGACAGGAGATGACCTTGTAAAGAGCTTCTACAATGGTTGTCTGGAATACCTGACCGTCCCCAACGAGTACCTGTTCTACGATGTGTTCCCGGACGCACGGCTGGTACAGACCAATGCCGACACGAAGACGGTGAACCTGAAAAGCAAGTCCCGTTTCCCCACCATCATGTGTCGTTCCATTGACGCTCGACAGGTGGGCTTGTCCGAAGCCACCAATGTTCTCTACCTCGATGACTGTGTGGAAGGTCGTGAGGAAGCCAAGAACCGCCAGCGGCTTGATGACAAGTGGGAAGTGATTTCCGGCGATATTATGGGTCGTGCCATTGAGGGTACGCCAATGGTCTTTACCGGCACTCGCTATTCCCTGTATGACCCCATCGGTCGTGTGCAGGAACACGCACAGCGGGAGGGCTGGGCTTGGAGAGCGATTGAGATACCCGCCCTCGATCTCGTGACGGACGAGAGCAATTATGAGTATGAGCGGGAGGGTAAGAAGGTTTTCACCACCGCCTACTTCCGGGAGCAGCGGGAGCTTCTAAGTGCGGAGCAGTTTGAGAGCGAGTTCCAGCAACAGCCTTTTGAAGCGAAGGGTCTGCTGTTCAACAAGGACGAGCTGAACTACTTCTTTGAGCTACCGAAAGACCGTGACCCGGACACCATCATCGCCGTTGGCGATACGGCGGAAAGCGGCTCTGACTCGACCTCTATGCCGGTGGCGAAGATTTACGGCAATGCCGTGTATATCGTTGATGTGGTCTTTGATGACTCCCCCGCTGAGGTGACGAAGCCGGAATGTGCCAAGTGTCTGATCGAGAATAAGGTTGCTTCCGCCGTCTTTGAGTCCAACAACGCCGGTCAATATTATGCCAGAGATGTTGACCAGATCATTCGTGAGCGTGGGTACTCCGTTGGTATCCGCACAAAGCGCACGATTTCCAACAAGCAGACCCGTATCGAGTTCGCTTCCGACAATATCAAGAAGAACTTCTACTTCAAGCACCCATCCACCTACAAGCGGGGTAGTCAGTATTGGAACTTCATGAAGGAAGTGACCACCTACACCCGCTCCGGCAAGGTTCCGCACGATGACGCTCCTGACTCCCTCTCCCTATTGGAGAACGAAATCCGTATGCTGTCCGGGGGCAAGGTGGAGGTTTTCAAGCGTCCCTACTGAGTCCTTTACTTTCGGCGTGGCGAATGGTATAATTAAAAGTTTACTATTGACAAGCATTGGAGAGCTTGATACAATAATAAGAGAGAAAATAGGTAGAGGGAAGGAGGTGCTGTAAGTGGGTGCGAGGGCGTTGTTTGGTCGCCGCGTGATCTATACCGATGTTGCCGAAATCAATGCCGGGAACATCATTGATGTTCTGCAAAAGGCTTTGCTCGTCCATCTGCAAAACAGCGCCGACATTGACTATCTCTATCGGTACTATCGTGGAGATCAGCCCGTGCTTTACCGGGAGAAGGAAGTACGGCCTGAAATCTGCAACAAGGTCGTTGAAAACCGAGCCAATGAGATCGTGTCCTTCAAGGTCGGCTATCTGATGGGCGAACCCGTTCAGTATGTGAGCCGAAGCGATGACGAGAGCATTTCCGCTGAGGTCAGCCGCTTGAACGATTATGTTCTCAGTGAGGATAAGCCAGCCAAGGACAAGGAACTGGCGGACTGGTCGCACATTGGTGGCACTTCCTATCGCATGGTGCTTCCTGATGGGGAAGCCGATGTGGAGGAAGATGAAGCTCCCTTCGAGATTTTCACCCTTGACCCCCGTTTCGCTTTTGTGGTCTACTCCACCGCTCTCGGCAACCCTGCCATGATGGGCGTGAAGTATGTGAAGGACGAGAACGGAAACCTGATTTTCAGTTGCTACACCCGTGACCACTACTACGAGGTGGAGAATACTTGGGCTATCATTCGGAGCGAACCTCAGATTTTGGGTATTCCTATCATCGAGTATCCGGCAAATAAGACTCGGCTGGGTGCTTTTGAGATCGTCCTCCCCCTGCTGGACGCTATCAATACCGTGGAGAGTAACCGCCTTGACGGTGTGGAGCAGTTCGTACAGGCGCTCATGCTGTTCCACAATGTTGATATTAACACCGAGGATTTCCACCAGCTTCGTGACGAGGGTGCAATCAAGTACAAGGACATTGACCCGCAGTTCAAGGCTGAGATTAAGTATTTGACCTCGGAAATGAACCAGACGCAGACGCAGACCCTCGTGGACAGTATGTATAACACCGTCCTGACGATCTGTGGTATGCCGAACCGCAATGGTGGTTCTTCCACCAGCGATACCGGCTCTGCGGTCATCATGCGTGATGGTTGGTCTGCCGCCGAAGCGAGAGCAAAGGACTCCGAGCTGATGTTCAAGCAGTCCGAAAAGGATTTCTTGAAGCTGACTTTGCGTATTTGCCGTGACCTGAGTGACCTGACACTGAAACTCAGCGGTCTGGAAATCCGCTTTACCCGCAGAAATTACGAGAATATCACGGAAAAGGCAAATGTGCTGACTGCTATGCTTGCTAATCCGAAGATCGCCCCGGTTCTGGCCTTTACCCATTGTGGTTTGTTCTCTGACCCGCAGCTTGCGTACCGTATGAGTATGGATTATGCTGAGGAACAGGAGAAAAAGGCCGCTGAACTCGCAACCAAGCAGAAGGAGGTTAATCCTGATGGAAAAGGAAATCCGCCTGACTCCGGAAGTGGTCAGGAAGATTGAGGAAATCTTGACTACGGGAAAGACCGTTGAGATTGCCGAGCGGCACGAGAAAGTGGTTGTTTGGGCGGTCAGCAGCAAAAAGAAATACGAACAGCCTATCACATAGGTGATAGGAACAGCCATTACGGGCTACTGATACCGAAAAGGTATTGGTAGCCCTTTTATTTTTCCTTCCAATGCCCTCGGAGTCTGCGGACAGTCCGTGAAAGCTCAACCTCTGCGGAGATATGAGAAAGGCGAAGACAATGATTTGACCGCCGTAAGGCGTTGAATGGTCAGGGAAGACCTTAATCGCAAACGGGAGACAACCCGTAAAAACGGAAAATAGTGCTGAGTGAACAGCCTTGTTAAACGCAGGAGGTAATCATTATGGCAAAGATCGACACCAGCAAAATCACGGGCTATGCGGAAATGTCTGCGGAAGACAAGCTGAAAGCTCTGGAAGCGTTCGAGTACGAGGACAACGCCGCCGAGCTGGAAAAGCAGAAAGCCGCTGTTTCCAAGGCCAACTCCGAAGCCGCTGAGTGGAAGCGTAAGCACAACGCTCTGTTGGGTGAGGACGAGAAGAAGAAGCAGGAGCAGGAGGAAAAGTTCGCCAACATGGAGAAGGAGCTTTCCGAGCTGCGGGAAGCCAAGCGTGTTTCCGAGTTCAAGGCCAAGTTCATTGCTCAGGGCTATGACGAGGCTCTTGCCGAGGATACCGCAAAGGCAATGGCTGATGGTGACTCTGCCAAGGTGTTTGCCAACCAGCAGAAGTTCCTTGACGAGTATGCAAAACAGGTCAAGGCTGACGCTCTGAAAAAGACCCCCAAGCCCACTCCCGGTTCCGGCGGCGGTACTGGCGAGATGGATTACGTCAAGAAAATCGAGGAAGCACGGACAAACGGTGATTTTGCCGCCGTTGCTTACTACACCCGCCTGCAAGCCGAAGCGGAAGCGCAGGCGAAAAACGAGTAAAGGAGAGTTTTTACTATGGCAGATCAGTTTGCTATGAGTTTCGGGGTACTCAATTACTCCGGTATGCTCTTTAACAAGGGCAACACCCGCACCCCTCTGAGTTCTATCATCGGCGGTCGTGCCAAGACCACGAACCATGTTGAGTTTGTGACCGGTCAGGAGTTCACCTCTGGCGGCGGCGCTCAGCCTGCTATCAGCGAGAGTGCTTCTCTGACCGCCCCTAACGCTACCGTTGTGACCCGTGCACAGAAGACCAATGTAACTCAGATCTTTCAGGAGTCTGTGGGCATTTCCTACGGGAAGATGTCTAACATGGGTACTCTGAGCGGTATCAATGTGGCGGGTCAGCAGGCCAACCCCATGAACGAGCTGGACTTTCAGGTTGCCGCCAAGATGATGAAGGTCAATGCCGACATTGAGTACACCTTCATTAACGGTGTCTACAACAAGGCCACTGATGACACCAAGATCAACAAGACACGTGGCCTGATTTCCGCAATCACCTCCAACACTACGGCGATGGCTTCCAAGCCCCTCGGCCTGTGGGATATTGCCGACATGGTGAAGAAGATTTACGGCGCTCATGCTCCCACCGATGGCCTGTGCCTGTGGTGTGACGCTGTGACCATGTTCCAGATCAACGCTGACGCTGTTCAGAACGGCCTGACCGTGGTTCCCGCTGCCCGTAACATCAACGGTATCTCCCTGTCCAGCGTGGTTACGCCCATCGGCGTTGTCTATCTGTACCTTGGCGAGTATCTGCCTGCCGGTACTGCCCTGCTGCTGAACCTGAGCGTTCTGGCTCCCGTTTATCAGCCTGTCCCCGGCAAGGGCAACTTCTTCCTTGAGCCGCTGGCAAAGGTTGGCGCTGGTGAGAAGTATCAGCTCTTTGGTCAGATCGGCCTTGACCACGGCCCTGAGTGGTTCCACGGTAAGTTTACTGGTATCTCTACCGAGTTTACCGCTCCCACTTACAGTCGCAGCGTCTTCATCGCCAATGACGCAAACAACCCCGTGAACACTAAGGCCGTTGCTGGCGGCTAAGAGTGGCGCAGGAGTAAATACAACATTTTAGAAAGGAAAGGTGGAAAGCATGACTGACGCTGAAAAGCTCCAAATGGTGAAATCCATGACCGGCGAAACGGACGAAGATACGCTTTCCACCTACCTTTCTATCGCCGGAAACAAGGTGTGCCGTAAGGCATATCCCTTTGACCCCACCGTGACCGCTGTTCCCGACCAGTACGCTCACATTCAGGTGGAAATCGCCGTGTATCTGCTGAACAAGCGGGGGGCCGAAGGGCAGACCGCTCACAGTGAGAACGGTATCTCCCGCTCCTATGAAGACGGCGATGTGCCGCCTACGCTGCTGAGGGACATTGTTCCCTTTGCCGCCGTGATGGGAGGTTGAGTGCATGAGGACGCTGAACCGCAACAAATCGCCCTTCTGGTATCTGCTGTATGACAGCAAGGTTCCCGTTAAGGACGAATACGGCAACGAAACCGGCGAGGAACTTGTGGTTTACAAGCCTGCCGTAGCAATGAACGCCAATATCTCGGCGGCGACCGGCTCCGCTCAGGTGGAGCAGTTCGGTAATTTCGCAGGGTACGACAAGGTGATCGTCACTGATGACCTGAGCTGCCCCATTGACGAGAATACCGTGCTGTTCATCGACAAGGAGCCGCAGTATGACGAGGACGGGAAACCACTCTACGATTACATGGTTCGCCGGGTCGCCAAGTCCCTCAACTCCATTTCCTATGCGGTCAGTAAGGTGACGGTATCGTGAGTCAGACGATCAATGTTCCGCTCTCCGGGAGAGGGATTGAGCGGCTGATACGGGAAACCGAGAACTGGAAGAACCGGCTTCAAGAGAGGGCTGCGGTCTTTCTCGACCGGGTGGCGCAGGAGGGCATGGAGAGAGCTTCTGTCAAGTTCTCGCAGGCCGTTTATGACGGCACGAATGATGTTTCCGTGACGGTGGAACCCCGTGGGAACAATGTTCGAGCGGTCGTGGCGACAGGCGGAGCTACCCTGTTTATCGAGTTCGGTACAGGTGTGACCTACCCGGACGATCACCCGGAAGCGGAAGAACTCGGCATGAAGCGTGGTGAATACGGTCAGGGTCACGGCAAGCAGCACTCTTGGGGTTATTACGGCGACCCCGGCACGAACGGAGTGTTGAAAGAAAAGAAGAACGGAGGGTTCGTGGTTATCACCCACGGTAACCCCGCCAATATGCCGATGTACGAAACGGTAAAGGAGCTGCAAGACCGGCTCACGGAAATTGCGAAGGAGGTGTTTTCATGATTGATGTGGAGAGTCAAATCTACACGCCGATTGCGGAAGCCCTGAGAGCGCAGTTTCCCGGAATCTTGGTCAGCGGCGAGTATGTCAATGCCCCTACCCGTTTTCCATATGTGAGTTTGGTGGAGCAGGATAACTACACCACGGAAGTTCACATGGACAGCGGCGATACGGAGAGGTTCGCCACGCTGATGTACGAGGTGAATGTCTACTCCGATAAGGCAGGCGGTAAGAAATCCGTTTGCCGAAAAATCATGGGGTTTGTGGACGATCTCATGTACGCCAAGAATTTCCGGCGTATTTCTCTGTCCCCGGTTCCCAATTTGGAGAACGCAACAATCTACCGTCTGGTTGCCCGATACAAGGCAGAAACGGACGGAACCACTCTTTATAGGAGGTAAATGAAATGGCTATTTCCACCTACAAGGTTTTTCTGATGAAGAAAGCCGACACTGGTGAACAGTGGAGCAAGCTGATCGACATTAAGGAGTTTCCTGACCTCGGCGGCGAACCCGAAATGCTGGAAACCACCACCCTGAGCGACAAGATGCAGACCTACATCAATGGTATCCAGTCCCTCGATGGTCTGGCCTTCGCCGCCAACTACACGCTGACTGATTTCCAGACTCTCAAGGCTCTCGAAGGCAAGAAAGCCAGTTATGCAGTTTGGTTTGGCGGCACGGAGAGCGCCGGTGTGGTCACTCCCGATGGCTCTAACGGTAAGTTCTCCTTTGACGGCGAGCTGTCCGTATATCCCGTTGGCGGCGGCGTGAATGAAGTGGTAGGTATGAACATCACCATCGCCCCTTCCACCCCTATCGCTTTCTCCGCAACCTAAGACACCAACAATCGCCGTATTGATAAGGAGGATTTATCATGGCAAAGCAGTTGACTATCAATGACCCTACTACCGGCGTGACCTACACACTGGAATACACCAGAAAGACTGTCGAAATGATGGAAAAGAACGGTTTTGTTACTGACGATGTGCAGCGCAAGCCGATGACCATGCTTCCGGCTCTGTTTGCCGGTGCGTTCCTCGCCCATCATCGCTTCGTGAAGCGTGATGTGATCGACAGTATTTACGCTCGTATGAACCACAAGGACGAGCTGATCGCCGCTCTGGTGGAGATGTACAATGAACCTCTTCTGAGTCTGCTTGACGAGCCTGAGCAGACCGAGGGCGGCGAGGGAAACCTCAACTGGAAGACTGGCTGGTAAGCGACCTGTCTTCCAAACAAGAAGGGGGCGGTGGTGACCATCACCCCACCCCCTTCTTTGCTTACACATCAAAGTTTTATGAGGTTTTTCCGTACTATCTTGCCATCGGCATGACCTACGAGCAGTTTTGGGAACAGGACTGTGAATTGGTGAAGTATTACCGAAAGGCGGCACAGATCAAGCAAGACCTGAGAAATCAAGACGCTTGGCTCCAAGGAGCTTATTTTTACGAAGCTCTTATTGATGTTGCCCCGGTTCTTCGTGCTTTCGCCAAGAAGGGAACCAAGCCTGCACTGTATCGGGAAAGCCCCTATGAGCTGTTCGGTCGGCAGGATAAGAAACAGCAGAAGCAGCTTCAAGAAAAACACGATGACCAAGCCAAGGCATACATGGAAGCCTTTATGGTATCGGTCAACAAGAAATTTCAAGAGAAAGGTGGTGGCGTAAGTGGCTGATAATGTGGAAATTCAGGGGTTGGAGTTTCAGATCGTCAATGACAGTACGCAGGCGGTCGCAGGGCTTCAAAACCTGATTAACACACTCAATCGTTTGAAAACCGCTACCAACGGCGGCGCAACGGGTCTGAGCAAGACCGCTCAGGGTATTCGGGAGCTTTCCAATTCTCTGAAAGGCTTGAACAGCGGTGACGCTTCGCAGAAGATCACTCGGCTTGCCAATGCGCTGACCGCTCTGAGTCAGGTTGGGAATGTGAAGATTTCTTCCTCCATCGCCAACCAGCTCACGGCAATCAACACCGCTCTCGCTGGCCTGAAATGGACGGGCGGCGACAAGCTGACTTCTCTTGCCAACGGCTTACGCCCTCTCTCCGAGTTGGGTAAGGCTAATATGACCACCTTTATCAATCAGCTCTCCAAGCTGCCGAAGGTGATTGAGGATTTGGAAACGGCAGATATTGACAAGTTTACACAGCAGATGAAAGACCTTGCCGCCGCTATGAAGCCTTTTGCAGACGAAATGCAGAAGGTGTCTAACGGCTTCTCGGCGTTTCCGTCCAAAATCCAAAAGTTGATTACCAGCACGGAGAAATACAACGCTTCTGCCCGTAAAGCAACCTCCACCACCGGGAAGTTCACGAGCGGTTTGGAAGCGTTAAATGTCGCCGCTGTTGCAATCGCTTTCCGCAGAATTAGTCATTTCATCGCACAGGCGGTCACGGAGTCCAACAAGTACCAAGAAGACCTGAACCTGTTCACAGTTGCCTTGGGCCAGTATGCTGCTGAAGCTCAAAAATACGCTGAAAAGGTGTCCGATGTTTTGGGTATCGACCCGGCACAGTGGCTCCGCAATCAGGGTGTTTTCAACACGCTGTTGACTGGCTTCGGTGACACGGCGGAACGAGCGCAACTCATGAGCAAAAACCTGACACAGCTCGGCTACGATATTTCTTCCTTCTTCAATGTTTCCATTGAAGACGCTATGCAGAAGTTACAGTCCGGTATTTCTGGCGAGTTGGAACCTCTGCGGCGTTTAGGATACGATTTGTCGCAGGCAAGATTGGAGCAGACCGCTTTGAACCTTGGTATCAAGGAAAGCGTTGCAAATATGACGCAGGCAGAAAAAGCCGAGTTGAGATACTACGCCATTATGACTCAGGTAACGACCGCTCAAGGTGATATGGCGAGAACGCTGGAAGCTCCCGCAAACCAACTTCGTATCTTGCAGGCACAGCTTACGCAAACTGCACGAGCTATCGGTAACATCTTCATTCCGGCACTGAACGCAATTCTTCCCTATGCAATCGCCGCCCTTCGTATTGTACGCGAGTTGGCAGATGCTATTGCAAAGCTCTTTGGATTTAAGCTCACGGAGATTGATTATTCGGGGGTTGAGGGTCTCGCCAGCGGCGCAGAAGATGCCGCTGTAGGCTTTGACGATGCTGCAAGCGCAGCAAAAGAACTAAAAAAGTCCGTTATGGGCTTTGATGAGCTTAACATTCTGAACGGCAACACTGCGTCCGGGTCTGGTTCTGCGGGTGTGTCCGGCGGCGGTTTTGACTTTGAATTGCCTGAGTATGATTTTCTTGGCAATGCTGTAAGTAAGCAGATCGATGAAGTCACGCAGAAGCTCAAAAATGCGCTCCCGTGGATTCTTGCAATTGGCGCTGGATTTGCTGCATGGAAACTTGGCTCAAAACTCGGCCTTGATTTGCAGAAAACCATTGGCTTGGCTGTCGGTATTTTTGGTGCGCTTACGCTGGTGCAAAACATTCTCGATTCAATCGTAAACGGCGTTACAGAAGAAAACATGACTGGAATGATTTTTGGCATGACGCTTGCTGTGATCGGGCTATATGTTGCTCTTGGGCCGGTTGCTGGAGGAATTACAGCTATTGTTTCCGGTCTTGCTGTGCTGGCTGTCGCGTTTTCTGATGCGGAGAAAAGCGGATGGAATTTCCAGAACCAAATGCTTGCTATTGCAGGGATTCTTGCGGCAGGTGTCGGGATCGGTATACTGATTGGGTCTTGGATTCCTTTGTTAATTGGGATGATTGCAGCCCTGCTTCTTAGCATTACTACGGCGACCGGACACGGACAAGAACTTATCAGCGGCGTGAAAGAGACTCTGCAAGGGTTTATTGACTTCTTTGCTGGAATCTTTACAGGAGATATGGAGCGCGCCGCTACTGGCATTGCTGGGATTTTCGGCGGGTTGAAAAATGCGGTTGGCGCTGTGATCGATGGCATAAGGGACTGGCTTAATAGTCTGTTGGACTGGATCGACAATAAAACAAATGGAAAGCTCAAGCCGCTTATTACCGGAATTAAAGACGTTGTAACCGCCGTTTTTGGTACCATTAAGCAGACCGTCGGGAATGTAATCGACAACATCAAGACGATTTTCTCCGGGCTAATCAAGTTTATCTCCGGCGTTTTCTCGTGCGATTTTGACAAAGCGTGGGAGGGAATTAAGGATATTTTTAAGGGCATTTGGAACACCATAATCGATCTGCTTAACGGAGCAATCAACATCATTATCAAAGGGCTTAACTGGCTCATTAAGCAGATGAACAAGATTAGTTTTGATGTTCCTTCGTGGGTGCCGGCCATTGGTGGAAAGTCTATCGGTGTGAACATTTCCTATATCAGTGAGAATGTGCTTCCGCATCTTGCAAAAGGTGCAGTTATCCCGGCAAATGATGAATTCCTTGCTGTTCTTGGTGACCAGACCCATGGGAATAACATCGAAGCCCCGGAAGGACTTATTCGGAAAATTGTCCGCGAAGAATCTGGCGGTTCCGGAGAAGTCCATGTGACCATTGTTCTCGACAGCGTGACTGGGAAGAAATTGTTTGAGACGGTGGTCAGAGAAAACAACGCCGTTGTCCGGGCGACTGGGGCAAGTCCTCTTGTCACATAAGGAGGTCAAATGGCAATTTTAACCATTACAAAGGCAGACGGGACGAATGTCCCGCTGCCCGACCCCAGCGAATATTCATGGGGCATACAGGATGTTGACGCAGATGGAACAGGGAGAAACCAAAACGGAGACTTGTTTCGTGACCGGGTAGGGATTAAGCGTAAGCTAACTCTATCGTGGCCGCCTATGAAAGCTGCGCCGATGTCTACGCTGCTACAAGCGGTTGATGATGTGTTTTTCGATGTAAGTTATCCAGATGCCATGACCGGAACCACAAGAAAAATGACCGCCTATGTTGGCGATAGGACGGCTCCAATGTATAGCCTTATTGATGGTGTATATCAATGGAACGGTCTATCTATGAACTTCATCGAGAGGTGATCTATGCACACTGTAACAGACGCATTTAACGCCGCGTGTTCTGCACCGGGGCGTGAAATCACCAGCAAGGTAAATTTCAACGGTACGACAGACCTTCCAGCATCGGAGATACAGGAGATCGTTGTAACGGAGCAGTTTGGCTCCTCAGACGGCGTGACCATCGGCGCGACGTTTTCATCCAGCTGCAAGGTCACATTCTACAAGCAGGACAATCTGCCGCTGAACGGTGCGTATTTTATCCCCTCTGCCGGTATCATGGTGGGCGGTGAAGCCAAATATGTGCAAAAGGGCAAATACTACATCCCCTCAGATGGCGTAGAGGATAGTGGGAAGCTGTGGGTAACTGTCACAGGCTACGACCGTATGGCTGGTCTGACAGAGGACTATATGCCCACCATCACATTCCCAGCTACTCCGGCGCAAGTGCTGGCAGATGTCTGCAAACAAGCGAGCGTAATACCGCCTACCGTTACTATGCCGAGTATTCAGATTGCTGCGTCTTACACGGGCACTCTGCGGCAACAGCTCGGATGGCTGGCCGGTCTTATCGGTTGTAACGCAAAGTTTGACGCAACAGGAAACCTTGTCTTTTGCTGGTATGCCGATGGCGGTCTTACGATTGACCGCGACACTCAGTATATGGATGGCTTGACGCTGACCACTGATGATGCATTTACGATTCACAGTCTCTTAACTGGCACGGATAGCAACCCCATCAGTGTGGGAGCGGGAAAGGGTATTACCACCATTAACCCGTACATGACCGCAGAGGTAGCAGAAACCGTTTTTGCCAAGATTGACGGCAAAACAATGCGGCCTTGCACCGTTAAATGGCGTGGGAACCCCGCCGTTGAAGCGGGAGACATTGTTTCTGTTATAGGCGGCAGCGGAGAGAATCTGACGACCTATGTGATGGAGCTAAAAACGCAAATCAAGGGTGGAATGTCCGCCGACTTGACTTGCTATGGGCCATCGGATACAGATTATGCTACTCCTTCTCCATCGGAACAGAAGTTCAAAAGAATGTATGAAGATGTTGTAAAGTCGTTTCAAGAGGCTACCCAAAAAATAATCGGAGCGCAGGGGGGTTATTTTGAAATCACTTATGACAAAGACGGCTACCCTACTGGCTGGACGCTAAGAAATACACCCACCGTGGAAGATAATACCAAAATGTGGATTATGTCTATTGGTGGTCTGGGATTTTCTAAGGATGGCGGAAAGACCATCAGCAATGTGGCTTTGACGATGGACGGCACTATAAATGGCGGTGCCTTGGCTATAGGGTCTGTCCAGCAGGACGCTGTTTCCGGCCTATCCCAAAAGTTCACAGCTATTGATGGGCAAATGGAATCCAAAATCAGCAAAGAAGAAGTTGTTAAGGATTATGCCACAAAAAAAGAACTGAAAGACATCGAGCTTACCCCCGGCCCTGCCGGAGAACCCGGCAAGGACGGCACCAACGGTCTGTCTGTATGGATTACTTACCATGACGACACGACAACACCGGCAACTCCGACTGGAAACGGTACGCTGAACGGCTGGCACACGGACTTGACCGCCGCCGTTGTTTGGATGTCGCAGAAGGTAGCGGCATCGGCTACGGCTGGTGCATGGGGTACTCCTATACGGATTCTGGGCCAAGACGGTCAGCAGGGCGAAAAAGGCGATCCTGGTAAAAATGGCACAGACGGGAAGGATGGCGCTGCGGGTGTTTCCGTCACGAACACGGATGTGGAATATTACCTCTCCACCTCTGAGACAGAGCTTTCCGGCGGCACATGGCAGCCTGCGGCCCCGACCATCACGGATGGCACTTACCTTTGGAGTCGCACGAAGATCACCTATTCCGACGGCCAAACGGCCTACATCGGCGCATACTGCATCAGTAAGGCCATGACCGAGAGCGCCAAGCCCCAAATCGATCAGGTGACCAAGACCACGCACCAGCAGATTACCGATCTGCAACAGAATGTCAACTCCATCATCCTGTCCGCTCTGGAAAACTATGTAGAAACCGGGGATTTTGACAGCTACAAAGAGGAGGTCAGCACAAAGCTGTCTGTGCTGACTGACCAGCTGAGCATTGACATCACTAAGGTAACCGAGCGCATTGACAAGGTGGACGGTGACCTACAAAGCAAGTACAGCGAGATCACAAAGGCTTTTCGTTTTACATCTGACGGCCTAATCATTGGCGAAACGGGCAATGAAATCCTGCTGCGGCTGGATAATGATGTGTTGCAGTTTGTCCGCAACAACACACCGGAGTTGCAGATCACTGCCGAGGGCGTGGAAGCAATGCGTATCAAGGTATCTATCCTCTGCATCGGAAACGTGGTTTGGACGGAGGACGAAAACAGCGATGTAATCGCCAGTTGACAGGAGTTGAGAACATGGCGTCCATTTACAGTAGCACAAACAAAGGCTGGCGCTTGCGTCTGGATTGGTCAATCACAGGCCAGTCTATCGCAGACAACAAAAGTACATTAAGCCTTGATTTGTGGGTATATGACGGAACCGGATATTCCCAGAACGAGAGCAGCGGCGAAGCGTATTATACAATTCAGGGCGAAAAACGCTGGAACCCGTATAATTACAGTTCCACCGGATGGTACAAACTGGGCAGCAAGACTATTACAGTCAGCCATAATGCAGACGGCACGAAAAGTATTGCGCTGACAGCAGAATGGGACTGTGGCTTTGACAGCTCCTACACACCACGCCATTTGTCCTTGTCGGAAACGGTGACACTGACCACCATTCCAAGAGCGTCCACGGCCACCGCAAGCGGCTCCACGCTTGGGGAAACCTTGACCATCACCATCAAGCGGGCCAGCAGCAGCTTTACGCACAAACTCTATTACACCTGCGGCAGCGTCAAGGATCAACTGATTACAGAGAATGTAAGCACATCGTACAGTTGGAATGCGCCGCCTGTGTCTCTGGCACAGCAAGCACCAAACGCAGAGACTGTGGCACTCACACTCACGGTCAAGACGTACAACGGCAGCACCTATGTTGGGGCGTGGTCAACGGCTGTTAAGCTTGCTGTGCCGTCAACCGTGGTTCCGGCCCTGTCTGTTGCAATCAGCGATCCAACAGGAGTGTCCGACACCTATGGTGGATATGTTCAGCTGCGTAGCAAGGTCAAGGTAGATATCACCGCATCCGGGGTGCAGGGCAGTTCCATCAAGTCTTACAGTATCAAGGTGGGCAGCATCTACGCTGCGACATCGGCCAGTGGTACAACGGATTATCTGCCCGGTTCTGGCGAACTGACTGTTTCCTGTGCTGTCACAGATAGCCGGGGGCGCACGACTACAAAGACACAAAGTATCACTGTCCTTGCTTACAGCAAACCAGCCATTACTGCTATTTCTGCCGCCCGTTGCAATGCCGATGGAACAGCAAACCGGGCTGGCACTTATGGCAAGGTGACTTTCTCCGGGGCCATTACTTCGCTTTCTGCCAAAAACACCGCAGCATATGCGGTGCAGTATAGGGAAGTCGGCGCTGAATATTGGACTACGGCGGGCCGACCGGCGGCGGGGAACTACGATCCTGCTGATATTTCTGCCGTGTTTGCCGCAGACAAAAGCAAGCGCTACGAAGTTCGGGTTGTGGCAACCGATGCATTTGAAAGCATTGGTTCCACGCTGCGTGACCTCCCGGCAGCATATGCCCTATACCATCTGGCGAAGCATCTGCTGTCTGTGGGGCTGGGCCGTCTCTGTGACAAGGCAAACGCTCTACAGGTAGGGCTATCCGCTTACTTCGACCGAGACGTGCAGATAGATG